GCAGCAGGAGCAATTACTACAACCAAGATAGGAGCTAATGCAGTAACTACAGCTAAACTTGCTAATGATGCTGTGACCTCAGACATAATCGCAGCAGGAGCAATAACAGCAACAGAAATATCTGATGGTGCTATATCTACTCCTAAACTTGCAGCAGGAGCAGTAACCACAGCTAAACTTGCAGCAGGCAGTGTTACAGCTAATGAGATTGCAGCTAATACAATAACAGCAGGACAAATTGCAACAGGAGCAATTAATACTGATGAGCTTGCTGCTAATGCAGTAACAGCAGCAAAGATAGCAGCAAATACTATTACAGCTTCACAAATTGCAGCAGGAACTATTACTGCTACTCAAATTGCAACTGATACCATAACAGCAGCAAATATTGCAGCAGGAGCAATCGCAACCTCTGAATTAGCTGCTAATGCAGTAACAGCAGCAAAGATAGCTGCTAATACTATAACCGCTTCAGAAATAGCTTCCGATACAATAACTGCAAGCCAAATTGCTGCTAATGCAATCACATCATCAGAAATATCTGCTAATGCAGTTACAGCAGATAAGATAAATGTAACAACTCTTTCATCTATTACCGCTAATGTTGGAACACTAACAGCAGGAACTATTGATGCTTCTACTCTAACTATCAATAACATCAATGCTACGAATATAAATACAGGAACTTTATCTGCATCAAGATTAAATATAGATGGAATTACTTTAGAAAATAGTGGTGGTCAATTAATAATAAAAAGCGGTGGTGTAGCTACAACTCAACTAGCCACTGATGCTGTTACTACACCAAAACTTATAGATAGAGCAACCTCAGTATTTGCAACTGCTACAGGCAGTATAGGATATTGGTATGTAGATAATCTACCTCAAACAGCTATTGTTACTACAGGTGTATTTCAAGCACCATCTACTACAGGCAATACATTTTTTATAATTGGAAATACTTATATCAATGCTAACTCAGGAAGCTCTACTGCTGACTGGTGTGAGCTACAAGTACAAAGAAGAAGCGCATCAACAAGCGGTGGCGTAAGTTCTGCTGCTTATTCAACTATTGCAACTATTAGAGCAAGGGGTGAAACAGGAGAAGCATTGCAATCTATTATTGCTAACGATGCTTATACAGCAGATTATTATTATCAATATAGAGTAACGCTACAAACCAATGGAACTGGAGTGCTTTATAGCACTAGAAGTTATGGAATAAGTGGCATACAAGTTATAGTGAACTACAAATGATGAAGCAGATAAGTTGGTATGATTCAGAAGGCAATATAAAACATTGCCAAACAGTGCAAGAAGGTCTTGAGGATGCTTCTTGTCCTGAAGATGGTTTGCAATGGATAGAAGGACATCCTGAATTAATACAAAATTCTAAAGTTGTTAATGGTGAAATAGTTAATGGTAATAACGATTCTATTCTTCCAATATTAGAAGAATTAAGAATATACAGAGATCTTAGATTAAGAAGATCTGATTGGACACAAATGATTGATTCGCCTTTATCTGATGCAAAGAAAGCAGAGTGGGCAAATTACAGACAACAATTAAGAGATTTACCATCTCAATACACAGAGAACGACAATATTGATGATGTAGTATTTCCTACACAACCAACATAAACTACAATAGGGGAAGAGGATTTTAAATGGCAACTCACGATTATAATATAGCAAATCAGACTGGTGCTAATTTTAGAGCAGACTTAAATAATGCTCTATCAGCAATACTTTCTAACAATGCATCAGCTACAGAACCAACAACTACTACTGCTTACATGCTTTGGGTGGATACAACTAATAATCTACTCAAAATGCGAAACAGTGCTGATAATGCATGGATTACTTTACCAGTATCAATAACTACCTCAAACACTGTAGATATTGATGGTGGTACAGTTAATACCATTACTTCTCTTTCTTTTAGTTCTGGTGAGACCGTCACAACCATCCTAGACGAAGATGATTTATCTTCTGATTCTGCTTCTGCATTAGCTACACAACAATCAATTAAAGCGTATGTAGATAGTCAAGTTACAGCTCAAGATCTGGACTTTCAAGGCGACACAGGTGGAGCTTTATCTATAGACTTAGATTCTGAAACTTTTACTATTGCAGGTGGCAATGGTATAGATACTAGCGGTGCTTTAAATACATTAACTATTGCTATTGATAGCTCAGTTGTAACTCTTACTGATACACAGACACTAACAAATAAAACTATAGATGCAGATAGCAATACTATTTCTAACTTAGAAGTAGATAACTTAAAATCAGGAGTTCTGGACACAGATCTCACATCTGTTTCTGCTTCAGACGATACTCTAGCTTCCTCTAAGGCGATTAAAACTTATGTTGATGCACAGGTAACAGCTCAAGATTTAGACCTCACAGATGGCACTACAAGCATTTCTATAGACTTAGATTCTGAAGAACTTTCTGTGCTTGGTGGTACAGGTGTTACTTCTACTGCTTCAGGTAATGGAGTTACTTTAGCTATTGGTCAAGATGTTGGCATAACTGCTGATGTTACCTTTAAGACAGTTGCAGCAGCTTTGACTGGTGATGTTACTGGTACAGATTCTAGCATAGCCAATCATTCAACCTCAGATCTAACTGAAGGAACTAATTTATATTTTACTGATGCAAGAGCAAGAGCTGCTATAAGTGCATCAGGTGATTTATCTTATAACTCCACCACAGGAGTAATATCATTTACAGAAAGAACTGATGCAGAAGTCAGGGGATTAATATCTGCTTCAGGAGACTTATCTTATAACTCTGCTACTGGAGTTATGTCATTTACAGAAAGAACTGATGCAGAAGTAAGAGGTTTAGTATCTGCTTCTGGAGACCTTTCTTACAATTCAACTACTGGTGTATTTAGCTTTACAGAAAGAACTGATGCAGAGGTTAGAGGACTTATATCTGCTTCTGGAGATTTATCTTACAACTCCACAACTGGAGTTATGTCATTTACTGAAAGAACAGATAGTGAAGTAAGAGGGTTGTTATCTGGTGGCACAGGAGTTACTTATAACAATAGCACTGGTGAAATATCTATTGGTCAGGCGGTTGGAACTTCTGACAATGTAACCTTTGGTGATGTCATAGTATCTGGAGACTTAACTGTTTCAGGAACTACTACTACTATCAACACTGAAACTATTAATCTTGCAGACAATATTATTCTCTTTAATTCTAATGCCACAGGAACACCTAGTGAAAATGCAGGCATAGAAATTGAAAGAGGAGATGCAACTAATAAAACTCTTATCTGGAATGAAACAGACGATAAGTGGACTGTAGGTTCAGAAACTTTTGTTGCAGGAACTTTTGAGGGCAATGTTACAGGAACAGTATCTAGTATTGCTAATCATGATACTGATGATCTTTCAGAGGGTGCATCTAATCTTTATTACACAACAGCTAGATTTGATTCAGCATTTAGCGGTAAAACTACTTCTGACTTAACAGAAGGTACTAACCTCTATTACACAACCGCAAGAGCTAATTCAGATTTTGATACTAGGCTTGCTACTAAATCTACTTCTGATTTAACAGAAGGAACTAATCTTTATTACACAGATGCAAGATTTGATACAAGACTTGCAACCAAAACAACCGACAATCTAACCGAAGGCTCTACTAATTTATATTATGCAGATAGCTTAGTAGATTCTCATCTATCAGGTGGAACAGGCGTTACTTACTCAAGTGGAGTTATCTCCATAGGACAATCTGTAGGTACGACAGATGATGTCACATTCAATAGCGTAACAGTTACAGATGAAGTACTAGGTGATATTGATGGTGCAATTCAAACACCTATTCGCAATACTACAGGAAGCACCATCTACAAAGGACAAGCAGTTTATGTTACAGGTTTATCAGGTGATACACCTACAGTAGCTTTAGCAAGAGCAAATAGTGCATCAACTATGCCTGCGGTTGGTATAGCAAGAGCCGATATTAATAATAATGCAACTGGACAAATGACTGTTCTAGGTACACTAGAGGGTATTGATACTTCAAGTTCTAATAACATAGAAACTGGAGTGACATTAAGCGTCAATGATGTCTTATATATTAGTGCCACAGAAGCAGGTAATGTTACAAATATTCCACCAACAGGCGAAAGCAATCTTATTCAAAACTTAGGTAGGGTAGTTAGAGTTAGCCCTAATACTAATATGACATTTAGTGTACAGGGTGCAGGAAGAACTAATGCAACACCTAACTTAAACTCAGGCAAGATCTTCTATGGCAATGGCTCAAATCAATCTGTAGCTACTACCCTAGATACAAGCATAGTTCCTGAGAATACTAACCTTTATTACACTGATGCTAGAGCTAATTCAGCAATAGATGCTAGAGTTACTAAATCCTTTGTTGATGCTTTAGGTATTGCAGCTTCAACCGCAACTACCTTAGCAACTGCAAGAGATTTTAGCTTAACTGGTGATGTTACAGCTTCAGGAGTTTCTTTTGATGGCTCAGGTAATGTAGCTTTAAGCACTAGCATAGGTTCTAACACAGTTGGAATTACTGAATTAAATGTAACCGATGGCACAAGTGGTCAAGTATTAACAACCGATGGAGCAGGTACTCTATCTTTTGCTGATGCAGCAGCAGGATATTCTGATTCAGATGTAGAAACTTATTTAGATACTGGAACTTCTACACCAACCTTTGCTTCTATCGTAGTTAATGGAACTATCAAACTTGATGGTAATTATCCGACTGGTTCTAATAATGTTGCTTTAGGTGATACTGCTTTAGATAGTCTTGTAAGTGGTGGTTCAAATACCGCTATAGGTCAAGGTTCTTTAACTGCTTTGACAACTGGTAATTTTAATGTCGGAGTTGGAAGATTAACTCTTTCATCAGTAACAACAACCAGTAATAATGTTGCGGTTGGTGGAGCAGCCTTAGAAAATAATACTGGCGGTTCTA